ACAGCGTTTGCCACTGGCAATGCGTCCGTGTTTACTATATGCGGAAGTGGAACAACGAAGGATATATTTTATTATTTTCTTGCATCAGCCGCTTCGCTTGCCTCACAAAGTTATAACCTCAATGTATATGCAAAAGGCACATGGAAATAAAGGGGAAATTAACATGAACAACTTCATAAAAGCATCGCTCATACGAGCAATAAGAACGATTTGTCAGACAGCCGTTGCCGTGATCGGGACGGCTTTTGTTTTGGCTGACGTAAATTGGACAGCGGTTATTTCTGCATCACTTCTTGCCGGAATCCTGTCAATTCTCACAAGTGTTGCGACAGGTCTTCCTGAAGTGGAATACGCAGAACACATTCATATGTCAGCAGAAGAGCCTGAAGATGCGGAGGTGTCAGATGACAACTAACACAGAATTGCTCAAGATCGCACAGAAACACCTTGGTCAGGGTGGTGCGGTCTTCAGAAAATATTGCGGTCTGCCGAGTGGTGCTGCCTGGTGCAATGCATTTGTAGATTATGTAGCAAACGAAGGGGGAGTCAAATCCCTCTATTTTAATGGTGCAAAAGAGACCTATTGCCCACATTCCATCAAGTGGTGCAACAAGAATCTTGCCCTTGTTCCTATGTACCTTGCAATGCCTATGGATATTATCTACTTTGATTGGGATAGGAATGGCAATCCAAATCATATAGGCTTTGTAAGAGCGCACAAGGACACATCTTCTATATATACAATAGAAGGGAATACTGATGGCGGAAAAGTAGCACAGAAGACAAGACCATCTAAATATGTGCAAGGCATCTACAGACCGCATTTCAAGGGTGCTTACAAAGATGGACAGGTGGCTGTAGATGGTGATTGCGGATATTCCACAATTGCAATGTTACAGAAAGTCCTTGGCATTGAAGTGGATGGAATTTTAGGACAAGGCACAGTAAAAGCCTTGCAGAAAAAGGCCGGTTGCGGTGTTGATGGTCAGTGGGGTAAGAACACATCAAAGGCTGTGCAGAAAATGATTGGCACAGCAGCAGATGGGGAATTCGGTGTTAATTCCGTCAAGGCATTACAGACATGGATTAACAAGAATCTGCCGAAAGACAAACCGACACCACAGCCAACACCAACACCTACACCTTCAACGGATACTTACACAGGTGCTTTCTCTGACCTTGTAACACACAGCGGTCAAAAGATTGCCTACACAGCAAGAGATTTGTCATGGGCAAAAGGCACTAAAAAAGCAAAGTACACTTATCCAAAAGGCAAAGCAAAGGCATCCTTCACCAAGGCAATAAATGCTGTTTATCCAAATAGAAAAAAATGGTCAAAGCAATGTCAGGCCGGTGCATCTTGTGATGTCGGTGCCGGAACAATAATCAGATATTCAGGCATTGACAAGAATATGCCAAGAGGTCTGTCAGAACAGATTCCACACATGAAAAAATCATCACTGTGGAAGAACACAGGCCTTTCCAAGGTATCCAAAGCCGGTGATGTCGGCATCTACAACAAGCACATTTGGATTGGCCTGGGTGACGGAAACATAGCCGAAGCAAATCACACTTGGAAATACTTTGAGCATATTGTAGCCGACAGACACAAGAAATCTTCTGACAAGAAGAATTGGGCGGTCTATCGTGCAACAAAGGCAAGTGCGATCCAAAACGGAGACCGAGGAACAGAGGTCAAGAAACTTCAGACCTTCCTCAATTGGGCCGGTTTCAATTGCGGTGCAGCTGATGGTGAGGTCGGTGAAAAAACTGTTTCAGCAATCAAGGCATTTCAGAAGGCTGTTGGTCTTCAGGCAGATGGTGCTTTCGGCTCACAATCATTAAATAAAGCAAAGACATACAAGAGGTGAGAGCCATGACAGAGGGAATCATGATTGCAATAATCACAGGATGCTTTGCAGCCATCCCAACAATCATTGCTGTGTGGGTCAACAATTCCAAGACCCTTTACAGGATTGAACAGCTTGAGAAGAAAGTTGAAAAACACAACAATTTCATAGAACGCACCTACAAGTTGGAGGAAACAGTTTCACTTCATGAGGAAAAGCTCAAGGTGGCAAATCATCGCATAGACGATTTGGAAAATGCCAATTGAAGGACAGTACACCACCAATCAGCTTAAAACTGAAAGTTACTATTGTGTCAGTTCAGTAGATTTTGCCTCCACATTGGTGGTGTTATTGTTAAGAGGCCCTTTGTGGGCCTCTTTTTTTATTTACCGAGAAAAACCGAGGCTTAAAATTGCGTTTTAAGCGATTTTTTTAAGGCCTTTTGATATATGTATCCTTGAATTTAATCCAATTCTTCTTGCAATGTGTAAGTGTCATTGTAGATGCCTATCTGATACATGGCTATTCCTGTATAGTCACCATCCATGCCGTAAGAGTATATCATGTTGGCAAGTTTTGGCTCTTTGGCATATCCGAAGACAACAGCATCATCTGACCATTCATCCATATCCATACAAGCCTTTATTCCGTCAATGGCTGTCTGTACTTCTGATTCCTTTGAATCATATCCTGACCATTGCTCTTTGTCCTGATTGTCAATATCGTAAATCACAGAGAACACAGGGCCTTCATCTGTGTCTTCACATTGGATGTCTGTCGGCTGAAGGGCGGATTGTTCTTCACTTGATCCGCACGAACAAAATGCAAGACAGAGGCAAAATGCCATAACAAATATTAAACACTTCTTCATATTATATTCCTCCTTTATTTATTGACATTTATATTTTAGCCTTTATAATAGTAGATGAACAGAACGAATAATCTATATGTGGTGTGAATTCTATATGTTGCTCTTCCCAAAATTATGATTGTATTGAAGAGTTGAATAAGTAGTATAGAATTGCACCACCAAAGAAGGAGGTGCATTTTTTATGATTCAAATCAAGTTTGTACAGGGCAAGGATTTAATGACCCTTGAAAAAGGTGTCAATGAGTTCCTTGCCTCTTTGTCTTCAGAAGAGGTCAAGGACATCAAGAGGGAAGACACGCTTGTGACAATTCTTTATGAGCGCAAAGATGCCTGGGTCGGCATGATGTGCTGTGATTGCAAATATTGGGATGATGGCGGAGAGCCGACAACATCCGGCCTCTGTCAGGAATGTGGCAAACGCAGACGATTCAATGCAAAGGCCTGTGACAGGTATCAGGATGTGAGGGGGTGAGCATGATGTTAAGACCATACAGCGAGGATATTTTCATCATGACGGATGGTGATGAATCAAGCAAAGAGCAATTTCATTCAGCGGAGAGTGCGATTGCATGGGCAAAGATTAAAGGCAAATCCGCATGGAGAGTAAAAACATTTATTGCCGACAATGGAATGCTCATCAACAAGCATGAAAGGTATTCCTTTGGGCATCAGAAATGGGAGGCGAGATAGATGAAGAAATACAGAGTAAGAGAGGGGTCATTCATTGACCATTTCAGATGGTGCTTTGCACTTGCCGTGTTCGTTGCGATCTTGGGAGTGGCAACGATTACATCCTATCCAATGTAGTTTGACAGGCCGATGAGGTTGAACAAAACCCTTTGCCTCATCGGTCTTTCAATAAGTAGTAGTAGGAATAAGTTATTGCTAAAAGTCAGCTGTGGGTGGTGTCGCAAAACCATTTCAAATTGTTAATTAAGTTAATCCCAAGAAACAACAAAGAGAATCCGCATACACATCATTGACATCATCCACAGAGAAAGGGGAAGAAATGAGCCTCAACAAAATGAAAGACAGAGTGACATATCTGCTTGAGACATATCCGTCATTGCGTGATGATGACTTCCTTCTGATTGGTGCTGTGTACCATCACTATTACGGCATTGATTATGCAGACAGTTTCCTTGATGTCATGAAGCATCACAAGGAAATGAAATTGCCGTCATTTGAGAGCGTAAGACGGACACGGCAGAAAGTTCAGGAAGAAAGGCTTGACCTTTGTTCCTCAAAGGCAAAGCAGAAGGAAAAGCAGATTTCCTTTGCTAACTATTACGATTTCGCCAAGGAGAAAAGATATGTTATTTGATTCAGACGCATACGGAGTCAACACAGACAATCCGCCATGCGCTTCAGAGATCATCAGCAATGCTCTGAAGGCGGAAGATGAAAAGCAGATTAAATCAACAATGATTGAGTACGCAATGGATGTGGCAAGTTCATTCTTCAACACAGATGATTGGGGTGATGAAGAATGGAATGCCTGGGTGGACATAGTAAGAGAAATATTTTAAGGAGGGAAATGATGAACAAATACTTACAGGCAATTCAGCAAGAGTTCAAATCCGGCAAGGACATGAACAATGACTTTGGCGGATTCAAGTATAGGAATGTGGAGGCCATGCTGACCGATTTGAAGCCGATTCTTGCAAAGCATGATTGTTACATCACATTCATGGATGACATTGCACAATGCGGAGACAGATTTTACATTGAGGCAACAGTAATCCTTCACACACCTGATGGTGACGAATATTCAAAGGCACTTGCAAGGGAACAGGAGACAAAGAAGGGCATGGATGCTGCACAGATAACAGGTGCCTGTTCTACTTATGCAAGGAAATATGCCCTGTGCGGTCTGTTGGCTGTGGATGACAATCGCAATGACCCTGATTCACAGAAGCCGGTGGACATGATTGACAAGAGACAGGTCAAGATGATTGTTGACCTTGCCGAAAAGAAGGGAAGTGACCTTTCAGAGATATGCGCATATTTCGGTGTCGGTAAGCTTCAGGAGATGACATCAGAAGAGTACGCAAAATGCGTGACGATGCTTTCCGCAAAGGGGGATAAATAATGGCTAAAAGGCTTTACTCAATTTTTACGGATGAAGAGGGCATGAATCGGTGCTTCATCACAGGATGTGAAACGCACATTGAGAGGCATCACATCTTTGGTGGTGCAGACAGGAGCCGGTCAGAGAAATATGGTTTCATTGTTCCGCTTCATGCCTCAGTTCATCCAAATGGCGCATTCCGCACAGATAAGAATTGGAAAGAGCTTGACCATTGGCTCAAGAGGAAGTGCCAAGAATACTACATTGAGGTTGCCAAGATCGGTGACAGAGATGCCTGGTATTCAGAGTTTGGCAGATTCTACGATGACCGCTGTGATGAGAATGTCATCCTGAACAAGACATTTGAATGGAGGCTGTGATGGTTAGTGGACAGGAATTATTTGCAGAGCGTGAGAGGATAAAGAACAGCCTTGAGAGGTCTCTTTCAAGAGCTTATGACAATGGTATTGATGAGGCAGAAAAAACACGCTTATATCGCATTATTTTGGCTAAAACAATACTTCAGTTAAAGGCTGATGGTATGCCTGTGAGCATTGTCAAGGATGTTGCAAAAGGTGATGCAGCTGTCGCAGATGCAGAATTTGAAATGAACACAGCATCGGTCAAATACAAGGCTTCAAATGAGAACATCATGGCACAGAAGAAGCTCTTTGAGAGCATAGAAGCGGATATAAAAAGAGAATACTACAAAGGAGAGTGATGGATCGTGGAGAGACTAAAATGCCCTTGTGTGAATTGGTATCCTGAATCCTTTCAGGCCGGTACACGCAAGATGACTGATGAAGAGGTCGGCATCTATATAAGGGCCTTGAACAATCAATTCATAGAAGGCGGGATTGAACAAGACGAGTATGACGAGTTCCCGCCAAAGGTGAAGAGCAAGTTCGTGAAGCGTGGCGATCTGTATGTGAATGAGAGGATGGAGTTTGAGCAGAACAGAAAGAAGAAGTACTCCGAATCACGCTCTAACAACAGAGCATACCACGGCTATACGAAGGAAGAGTGGGAGAAATTGTCACTTGAAGAGCGTATGGCAATCACATCTAAATGATATGTAAATCATATGATTATTCATATGAACATCATAAGGCTCAAGGTATGAAAATCATACCATAAATATAATAATAATAAGAATAATAATAAGATATATAGTTATAAAAAAAGGAGAGAAAAATGATAGAACCGAGAGGAATGGTGTTCAAAAACGAACACGAAACAAATGGCGAGAAATGGTATTCCTACAGATGGTCAGTATCCTCAAAGAACAAAGACGGAGAATGGGAGAGCGGTTCAAGACCTATCAAGTTCTGGAAAGAATGCACACCGCCAGAGAACAAGACGAGGATCACGCTGACGGATGCGTGGGAGAAACCTATGAAGGGTAAAGACGGTTTTGAACTTGGATGGTTCGTCAAAGCCTATGAAGTTGTCAGCGAACCGCAGGGCGATGTTCATGGATATACCGCCCTTGTGGATGATGACATTCCGTTTTAGAAGGGAGATGTGACATGGCGTTATACAAAATAAGAGAAACTGATACAAGAGAAGCGATAAAAGAAGCAACAAACCTTACTTTCAGGGAAAAGATGCTTCGTGAAATCGCTATCAGCCTTGCACAGATAGCAGACGAACTAACTCACTTAAATGTATACGGTTTAGTTACGCATGATGACGATTATTAGAAAGGAGATGACATTATGGCAGAGAAATTAGCAGAACTTATCTGGAAGATCCTTGAGCCAAGACTTGAGGAAATCATTGAAAAGGCATATGCCAAGGGCGGTGAAGATGTAATCAGGAGATTCGCATTTGTCTACGATACCGTAGCACAGACGGCAAAGGCTGATGTCTATGCGGAGATGGGAGCGATCCCTATTGAGGAAGTAGACGAAGAGTTTTCACAGACAGTGTTTGAGGAGTTGAACTGATGAAAGTATTAATCGCTTGTGAGGAGTTGCAACGAGTATGTAAGGAATTCAGAAAAAAGGGGCATGAAGCATATTCTTGTGACATCCTACCATGCTCTGGCGGTCATCCTGAATGGCACATATGCGGAGATGCTTTGAAGG